ACAAAGCACTGTCAAGTTCCCATTCGGGTTTGATAGTGCTTTGTATGTGCGTAAGCCTACGTTCTGTAAGCACACGCATCTGTCTTTGTAGTGCCGCTTCGATGATATCAATATCTTCTACTGATAGTTCGAATTGGGTGTTAGGCTTGCTCATGTTAACTCATCTGCCATGTTGTGATTTACATCTGCGTGACCTTGCTCGTCTGCTCGCACTGCAATTACAACATCACGCAATGTTGCATCATAATCTAAACCGTAGTAGTCTTTGGCAATGTTTGGTGCAGGAATATTCTCAGTGCGTCCTGCATCAATCTCTTCCAAGTAATGTGTATAACTTACAACTGCTTGATCTTCAAAGTATCCTACCATGCGGTGTGCTGTTGTAGGAAAGAACACATACAATACAAAGTAAAAGTGCCAGAACACAAACTGTGCAAACAATATAATCAATCGTTCGAACCAGTTGGGCTTTGCTATCTCAATAAAGATCATTAGATGCATACGCTCGTTTTCTGCTTCTTCTAGCAGTGTCTTGATCCAACCTCTGTCGTCTGGTTGCATCTTTCTCAAGCTGCGCAAGTGTTGCCACATGCCTGCTACCATGCCAGGAACACCTGCAACAGTTTCAAGTACTACAGCTCTGTGTCCATAACGTTTTGCAAAGAATGTGTCTGCAAACCAGCGAAAGGTCATAGTTAGAAAATAAGCAACTCTATCACTAACACCCTGTGGTTTTCTCACTTTACTCTCCTAATCCAAAGCAAGGCATATGAATAGCAGTTTTGCAATAACGGCCGTAGTCTTCAGGTCCTATCATTGCAAAAGTAATACCTAATGGCACTACTGTAAGCAATAAAAGAATGATAAAAAATGATAATGCCAATCCTTTAAACATTACAAGTGTTCTCCGTCTGCTGCTCGCCCATTGTATTTTTTACCAGATTTAATAAGTTTGTTAATAGACTCTGGATTATTTTCTGCTTGGCGGAATGTTACTGCTGTAAGTGTAATGCCAGTAATAAGCGCCATATGTGAAATAGCACTAATGCCGAAAACTACATAACTGCCTACCATTACTGCAAACAATCCACTCCAAATAAAGAACAAGCATTGAAACACCATATGTGCTACCATAGGATCTAAATTGCGTAGTGGTGACTTTTCAATTGTCATTACACTGTCCCACAATTCGCGTGGTATACTAGTGATTGTTTTGATAGTAGTTGCCCAACCAATAGGCTTTGGTGTAGTATTGTTCATAAGAACTCCTGTGTGTGTTTCGTTGTGTATTATATATAGCATGGAAAAGAGACAATGTCAAGTAAAGACACTGCGTTAAAGTGTAGCAGTGGCACTTCTGTTGCTAGGCAGTACCCTCCCCCACATACCCTTAGGCTGCTAATGCCATCTCTGGCTGATAATTGTCATTTGCAATTATAAAGTTTGACCAATAACGCAGTCATCCGGTTAACTCCACTTCACTTTCACACCTGTCGATCCTATTTCGACCCCATCAAAGATACACTATAGCTTTTTTCCCTAACGAACTAAGAACCCGGGGTAGTCTAGCGAGCCAGCCACGGCCGTTTTGTTAATAGTGTATCTATGGTGGAGTCGCCGGGTACCGCCCCCGGGTCCAGTATGTGTCCACGTTGCTTCAACGCTAACAGTTTATTTATACACTACCACTTGAGCATTGTCAAGATCTTTTTTTGACTGCGAACAGCATCCATCAATCTTACAAGTTGCTTGGAGTTGTCATATGGATAGTTGCTACCGTTTTTTGTTTTCCATTGTGTGCTGTTGTTGCACTGCTTTGAAAATTCTTTGTGCAGTAGTTGATCTAAATATTCTAAATCTGTTTCGCTAAGTTGCGCTATTTTCGAGGTTACCATATCTTTTCTCCCATGCTAGATCGAAACCTTCTTTACGATAAAGCGCCTCGTGGTTTCCCCAGAGACGCTTGAAATAACTGTTTTCCATTGATTTTACTTGTTGTTCATCTCCTGCCCACTCTTGCGGGATAAGATGTCCTTTGACCATCCAGTGTAACTCGTTGGCCCATTTAAACTCTTTATGTGTCATATTGTATTTACAGTAAAACACATTGCTGGCGCTAACATCAATACTTTTCTACAGTCATATCTAATATTTCAATTAGACTAAGTTCTTGATGAACTTCCTGTAATTTTAAAATTTTAGTTTCATTTGAGTCACTTGACGATTCCAGTCCAAACACACTCAACAGTGTATCCTCTGATAATTCGTCTTCAATTCTATCAGCTGCCCAAATGGCACCAGTCACCAAAAGGTTTACTTGAAGTGAAACTTCTGCTATTTGATTTTCGGTAATGTATCTTATAATACGCTTGCGTATGTTATAATAGTATTGAACTCTTTCTGCGATGGATTGAAGATATTCTTTAGATTCCATCCATTGATCTTTCAATTGGAAACATAAAGTACAACAGTCCGCCGCCGGACCCTACTTGTAAAAGTAGTTCGTCAGTTCTAAAATAATCCAAGCTGTGTCCCTGCCTGTCTACTGTCCACATTTTAGCAGAGCCTTCGCTGTTTGCTTCAATTACATTATCAGTATTTTTACTGATAGTCACACGGTCATATTTCAAAACGTTATCTTCGCAGCTAGTTGGTTCTAGCCCAGTTTGATTTTTTACGTATAACTTAATATCTTCAATGGTTTCATAATTCATAATAGTGTTCCTTGTCAATATTTATCACATCTCTTGTTTCTTGTCTTGAATTTCTTTTCGACGATCAACACTTAATTCTTTAATTTCTTGTAGGGCTTGTCTTGCACGAATTGCACTGGACTTTACACCAGACTCGAACTTTTCACTTTCTTTGATATAAATTGAAAAAGCAATCTTTAATTGCTCGTGCAAGTTGCTTTCGTCCATTGCTTATTCACCTACAATATGCTTATAAAGTTCTTTCCAGTTGGTTACTTTTTTCATACCTTCTGGTACAACTTCATTCATGTTCCAGCCATGCTCGATAAGGATTGGACGCATGCCTACTTCTTGTCCTGCAACAGCATTTGAAAACTTGTCTTCAATCCAGTAGTAACCTGTGTCACGATATTTCTCAAGTGCTTCTTCTTTGTCTGCACCTGTATCCAAACACTCTAGTACTGGAAACGCTGTTGAACCAAATAGCTTGTCCAAGTTCATTTGACGCAGTTTCTTGGCATTAGGATCAAGACTCATACTTGTAACACAATGAAACACATATCCGTGTTCTTCGTGTAGTCGTTTCACATAGTAACGTGCATCACGTAGTGCTGGCAGGAATGCCATTGCAGCACTCTCATTGAATATTACAACTTGTTTGATAGCTTCTTCTAGTGTGATACCAAATCGTTTACCAATGTTGTATTCTAAGTTACCATCTTCGATTTCGGTATACCCGTGCTGTGTCATCCAAGCGCAAAATGCGTATTCCCAGTTCAACAAAACGCCATCGCAATCTGTTACAATAATCTTTTCCATATAATGTGCCTTTTCTATTGCCTATGTTATGTTTAACAATAGCACAAGGCAGAAGTATTGTCAACCGATACTAACAGTTCCTGATCCTGTAGCGCCATCGCCGCACACATCAGCAGCGTCACCAACAACAACAATATCTATACCGTTGATACTAACTGTGCTTTGTGTGCCAGATGATATTGTTTGAGCAATATGAGGAGGAAGACCGTGTGCTGCAACAGCACTACCACTTACTACCACAGGCTGACCGTTTATTGTAACTGTACTTTGCAAGGAAGTCAATGCTCCGCCTGCTGTGTCAGCGTTGGTTGATACTCCTGCCATGTTGCTCCTTAAACCATTTGAATCCCGCTTGTGCTTTGTACATACTGTTTTGCCATTTCGGCATCGGTTTTGTGCACAAAAAGCACTGCACTTTTATTTAGTGCAATTTTACTGTCAGGATTTACTGTAATAGTAAAAGGGCCAAGTCCTACGCCTTGCTGGCTTGCCATAATAGCAAGTGGCTTCTGTACAGTGATTGTAGCAGCATTTTCTTCTACAAACCTTGCTACAAGTTCTTCTCCTGATACAGTTTTAATTGTAATTGTATCAGTGGCTTTATAAGGTGTTTCAATAATCATATCTTGTATCCAAATGTTTTGCAAGACTTTTTATAGTATTTGTATATAAAGTCTTTGTTTGATCCTGTAAGCTCATCTTCAGGATATATTTCTCCTCGATTCATGTGTAAGGTTTGAAGATTTGTTAAAATTTCTGTCCTCCACACACTTCGATTGTAACCAGTGTCATCTAACTTTGCTATTTGCATATCAGTAGCATAGTCTTTATACATATCGTGCACACAATGTATATAGAAATCGATAGTATTGCCATTGTTCTTGCACTGATGGCGATTCATATCACCTAATACCTTTTTAAAAACTTCAACATGCACATCGATAGTATATTCGGAAATGCTGGTGTTTAGTTCTTGTTGTATCCAGTTTCTTAAATCAGCGTAGTCTTCATTGTACTGCCTCCAGTAGTGAGCATACCCACTGTAAAATCTTTTGATAGGGTGTCTCACTAGAATGTATTTTTTTAGTTTTTTCTTACAGGCAATATTGTACAAACGATACGCAGGAACATGCCTGCGTATGTTGATATGGTTGTAGGCTTCTACTAATTTAAATTTGTTATCAAGTGTGCGTATATTGGTATTTCCACATTTGTGAAAATAAAACAACACACTTTTTTCTCCAACTGCAAATCCGATAACTATTTCTTTCGTTTTTTAGTAAGTTTAGTTGCTTTCTTTGCGGCTGCTTTCATTTTAGTTTTAGTAGCTCGAGGTTTTCTAAGTGCCATTATAACGAGTGTCCTGTTCCGTTGTAACCTGTATCTTCTAAATACTGTGGAAACTTGTCCCAGCCGCCGATTGCTGTATTGTTTACTTTGATTTGTGGAAAAGTACGTGCACCGGGAAACATCTCTAATACCTCTTCGCGAGTGAAATCTACATCAAGTTGATAGTATTTAAAATCCATTTTTCGTTGTTCACACAATGCCTTTGCTCTATCACAGAACGGGCATTGTGCTTTACCATAGATTTCAATCATAACGAAAAGCCTTTGAATGTATCTGCTGCAACATCTTGCTTGGTGCCGCCGCTTACATAACTTGTGATTTCTGTTTCTTGCGGTGCAACTTGTACATCAGCACCTGAGATCCATTTCTGTGTCCAAGGCAGTGGATTATTCTTTACACTGTAAGGGCTTTTGATATTTACGTTTGCCATTCTACGTGTAGCAATCCACTCAACATACTGACTCAACAGTTCAGTGTTTAGTCCAATCATTGATCCGTCTTTGAACAAGTATTCTGCCCATGCCTTTTCTTGATCTACTGCATCAACAAACATTTGTAAAGATTCTTCTTGTGTTTCTTCTGCAATCTTTGCAAAGTCTGGATCATCTGTTTTGAGAATCTTCAACAACATCTGTGTGCTTGCAAGGTGTAAGTTTTCATCACGTGCAATCAACTTGATAATCTTAGCATTGCCTTCCATTTTCTTTAGCTCTGCAAACGCCCACGAACAGGCAAACGAAACATAAAATCGA